GTTACAGAATCATATGATGACTTTATCAACCATGCTCATGAATATGATAATGGACAGATGTGGGATCTTGCAAGAGATGGACACACTACTGGTCAGTATGATCGTCGTGAGTTAAAACGTAAACTCTATAGGGCAATCGCCAATGTTAACATCTTGGAAGGTATTCGCTTCTACGTTTCCTTCGCGTGCTCGTTTGCTTTTGGCGAAAATAAACTTATGGAAGGCTCAGCTAAGATTCTATCTCTTATCGCAAGAGACGAAAGTCAACATCTGGTTATCACGCAAAACATTCTTAAAAACTGGGCAAAAGGAGACGACCCTGAAATGGCGATCATCGCCAAAGAAGAAGAAGGGTATGTAAAACATATGTTTGAAAAGACCGTCAATGAAGAAAAGGTCTGGGCAAACTATCTCTTCAAGGAAGGTAGCATGATTGGTCTTAATGATCGTCTGCTGCATAACTATGTTGAGTGGATTGCTAACAAACGCATGAAAGCAATTGGACTTGATCCAATGTTTGATGTACCTGCTAAGAATAATCCACTCCCTTGGACACAGCATTGGTTGTCTTCAAAGGGTTTACAGAATGCACCACAAGAAACGGAGATCGAAAGTTATGTCGTCGGAGGAATCAAACAAGACATCAAAGCAAACTCATTCGCAGGATTCTCTTTATGATGCTATGTTCGACGATCTTTTAGAGGAAGCGAATGATATGAGTAGTCCAGATCTCACAGATATGATCTGGGCAACTGCTCGTAAAGAAGCTTTAAGAAAGTCCAAAGATGTATCATAGTGAACTACATTTGTTAGGAATCTATGATATAAATATAGATGTATCAACAGATACCATTTACGTTCATCCCTTCGGGGACGCAAGTAAGTCGCGGAACGGAGCGTTCATCCCATGTTTGAATTATTACTTTATACTGATATTAACTGCATCGATGCTGCTGATATAATCAGACGCCTCGACGCTCATCAGAATATGAGTGATCAAGTCAAGGTGGAACTTATTGAAGTAGTTCAAGAAGCAACACCACATTGCCCATGGGACGCAAACGACTAAAGGAACGGGCCTAAAAATCCAACTACTTTAGGAGAAAACAAATGAACACCCTACTCATGATCAAGAAGCAAATCGACAAAGCATCTGCGCTGCATGATGCACAAATCTCTCACACTGCATATCGTGGCGTTGAGTATGATCAGCGTTGTGTAGAAAGCAAGGAGTCTCACGGCACCTATTGCTATCGTGGACACGTCTATAGCAAGTGAGGTAGTCATGTTAGCACTACAAACAGTCGCGTTTGTATCGATTGGATGCGTAGCATTCATCGGTATGATCTACGGAGAACTTCTCCTTTTACAGAAAGTATAAGGGGAGGTAGGACAAATGCTGAAGGTCAGGTTTGAATATGACCTTCCAGAGTTTGATCCTTTGATGCACGATCCAGATAAAACATTTGCGTTTTTGACTTATCGTGGAGTCCATTATGCAAAGTGGGTTAACTTAAAACCCATGAAGAACAAATCCTGGAAGATCACATCTTGATTTCCACACAAAGCACCCACTATGGGTGCTTTTTTGCTATTCTAAATAACAATAACCTACGCATAGGAGAAGTCATGAAACTCTTTCTGGACTGCTCTGATGCCGACCTAATCGCTAATGCTTTTGAGACGGGTTTAATTGACGGCGTTACAACCAATCCGTCCCTCATGAGGAAAGCAGGACAAGATCCTATAGAAGTCATCAAGGAAATTTCAAATATTTTTCCTTGGGATGCATCTATATCTGCAGAGGTAGTTGGAGAAACTGCTGAAGAGATGCTTGACATGGCAGATGATTATCTCGAAATCGGACCAAACATCACAATCAAAGTTCCTTGTACACCAGAAGGTCTCAAAGCCTGTAGAGATCTCGCTAACGAAGACGTTAGTGTAAACGTTACACTGGTATTCAGTACAGCACAGGCAATCTTAGCATCTAAAGCAGGTGCTACATACGTTTCACCTTTTGTTGGACGTGTATATGATCAATCATTTGATGGTATTAAATTAATTGAAGACATTGCTGATGTCTTTGCCACGCATGAAGTTAAGACACGAGTCCTTGCCGCATCAATTAGAGATGTAGGACAAGTCGCTTCTGCATTTAAAGTTGGTGCTGATATTTGCACACTCCCTGTCAAACTATTTCATGGCATGTACAAACATGTTTTGACTGACAAGGGACTGGAATCATTTGACAAAGATTGGAGGGAATTGCGCCAATGCCTAGAGGTAGCTTAAGAAAAAGTGAATTAGAAAATCGTGTTCTTAAGATGAAGAATGAACTATATGATGGTACTTGGTCTTACAAGAATGGTGAATGGCATGATGGTGCTCACGAAATGTTGAACAAAGTTCTACACACACTAGAAGAATATCGTGAATAAAAGAAACTTACAAATTCTAATTCGGGATCTTGAGTTCCTACTCACAGAACTCAAGTCGGAAGTTTATTCTGATCCCGAATCTTACCTAGATAAAAGTAAGATTAAGAGTGTGAGTAATTACATTGACCAAAACGACGACGACGGAGACCCAGACTGACTATGAAAACCCCTGGATTTTTAACGGACACCCTTTTTTATCTGAGGACATTGACGATTATTTCGGTTTCGTCTATTGCATTACAAACCTTTGTAGTGGTAAAAGGTACATCGGAAGAAAATACTTCTGGCAACATCGAAAGCCTAGAGGTAAGTCTCGGAGAGTTAAAAGTGAAAGCGACTGGAAAAGATACTACGGCAGCAGTAAGGAACTTGCTGATGATGTCGCAACTCAGGGGAAAATATCGTTTAAAAGAGATATAATTAGCCTACATAAAAGCAAGGGACTCACAAACTTTGAAGAGACCCGACAACTTTTTCTCAATAATGTACTTACGGAGGCGATGTCAGATGGGACACCAGCATTTTACAATTCAAACATCCTTGGTAGGTACATGCGAAAGGACTATTTTAAAACTGGCACACAAAACCCTTGACCCCTGCTGATGGGTCTGCTATAATTCAGAGGTAGTCAAGGGAGTTCTCCGATGGACAACGAGTTCAATGACATTGAAGACGCAATGGTCGATCTTATGATTGATCAGTTGCACAAATGTGCTGAGCTTGAAATGGAGGAGGCAGACCTTGACACCGCCTGGGTCAGTAGCTCAGCGGATAGAGCAACTGCCTTCTAAGCAGTCGGTCGTAGGTTCGATTCCTACCTGACCCGTTGCCCTTTTAGGGCATTCGGTCCATTAAAGGTAAAGCATATGACTACAGCACAAAAGTTCTCGTCCGTCATTGACATTCTTTCCGATGCCGTTGACAGACAAGTGACACTTGACATCGAGTATCCCATCATTTATAATCAAGTTGTGAAATTTTATGAGGAGAAAGGTGTCGATTTCTATGGTGATGTAGATGAGGATTATGATATCCTCTTGACCAAACTTGAGCAGGACCTTTTTTATTATGAAACCTGATGTTCTTCTAGAACGTTATCCCTATCGTTATGTTCAGTCTGGGACGATCGAACTCAATGGTCGTCCTGACTATCGTATTCAAAAGTACGATGAATGGACAAAACGATACAAAGATATGTACCTCCTAGACAATGCAATTCAATTGGATTATGCTATGGAGGACTTTGAATACACGAAATGGTTAGACCCTGCTCGTGTCCCATGTTACATTCGAGATGTAGTTACCCAATGAACTCTTATCAAAAAGCAATCAAAGCACTTGAGGAATGCGTCAAAGACGCTATGGAAAATGATGTTGACAGCAATCTTCAAAGTGAGATCTGGCGTCATTATCAGGGTATGAAGTCAATTCGTAAGTCTGTTGAAAGCAGGTACAAAGTCAGTCCCACGAAAGAATTTCTTGTGAGTGACAATAACTATGATATTGATTACAATATCACTTTCAACGACTCCGATAGTATTTCAGTTGGTGCAGCACAACCAGTTGACACTTCCTTCTTCGGTGCAGGAAATGGCACAGATGTGATTACCTTTTCCTAGTCTTTCCCAATAGACTATAAACTAGATGGTTTTTCAACTGGATGACAGTTGTACATATGGTGACAAGGTTTCTTGCTTTCGATTCCTCAAAAGTAGGTGGTGGAGTCAATTTGACCCATTGATTAGGACCCCATAAGGGGTCCTTTTTTGTTGGATTTCAAATCTTAATATTTGAAAGTGCTTGACAAGTGTAAAGAAATGATATATAATATGTAAAGTTTCGTAACAAACTAATGACTCGCTCAGGCACAATTACCACAGAGGATGGTGGACGCACAAATATGTTTGCATCCGAACCTCGCATGTATGTTTCACAGACCGACGCTGAGCGTTATGGTTATGAAACCTATGCAGAACGTGCTGAGAAACTGAATGGTCGCACAGCGATGCTCGGTTTCGTAGCAGCAGTTCTTTCCTATGCTACTACTGGTAGTATCTTCTTCTTCGGTGCTTTTGGCATCTGATGATTCCTTCACTTCTATCACTTAATTTTTACAGAACAATGAACGAAAACGCAGAAAGATTCAACGGTTGGGCAGCTATGCTCGGCATCATTGCAGCATTCGGTGCATATGCAACTACAGGACAACTCATCCCAGGTCTTTGGTAATGAGTATTGAATGGGTTCAGACTATTATTTTTATCTTTACACCATTCTTCTTTATGCTACTCCTCGCTGACACAGATGAGGATGATGATGACAATGGTGGCGGTGGTATGCTGGTTCCAGCATATAACCCCACCTAATAATAAAAGTAACAATAAATACTAACTCCTCGCCAATTCCATCTATGGCACTCTTAGCAACAGCAGGTTTTTGCCTAGCAACATTTGCAGCAGCAGCATTTTTTACTCAGAGTGGTGACGAATAAATAAATTATATCGTCGTCGCATGACAACGGGGTAACTGGCACAATCCAGTTGACACCCCGTTTTTTATGTCGTATACTGGTGAGGTTCACATGAGACTTATGAATACAATTATGATTAGTGCCGCATTAGCAGCATCTACTACATTTGCTTTCTTCAGTCGCCCTGCTGCACCACCTACAACTAATGTTGTAGAGATTCCTGTGGTCGAAAAGACATGGAAATGTCCAGACTGCAGTACAAACGAGCAGTACGTCCTTGAACAACTTCAATCAAAAACTAAGGTCCGTGATCGTAACGCAATTGCAACGATTATGGGTAATATCCAACAGGAAAGCAAGTTCATTCCCAACATATGCGAGGGAGGGGCTAGAGTTTCTTACGACGCTTGCCATAGTGGAGGTTATGGTCTTATTCAATGGACCTCAATAGGTCGCTACAATAACCTCGGTAAGTTTTGTGAGAGGTATGATTGTGATCCTAGTTCCTTAGAGGGTCAGACTGCATACATGCTTAATGAAAGCACATTCCAACGTTACCTTCCTGAATTTGAAGGTCGTGGACGAACTATCCATCAATACATGGTGCCCGCCTACTACTGGTTAGGTTGGGGTATCAAAGGTGCTCGCGAAATCTATGCACACGAGTACCATTCCAAATTAATTTGGGCATAAATACTCAAATTTTAGTCTTGACGGGAAAACCGAACCCTGATATACTAAATAGGTAAACAAATGTAAAGCAAGTCGCATTCCATTTATACTACTCCCCGTAAACCGAGACCTCTAGGGAGTCAAAATTACGTCTCTCATACCTTGTCTAAGGGTGGCAAGGAATAGTAACTCCACCATTTCCCTGATGGTCTTACTTATTTTTTATTCAAATGTCTAGTTCAACTCTGTCACGCGGAAGCGTGTCTAACTGGGAATCCTTTTGCGATTGGGTTACCAGCACTAACAACCGCCTCTATGTCGGTTGGTTCGGCGTCCTGATGATCCCTACGCTGCTTGCAGCAACTATCTGTTTCATCATCGCCTTCGTCGGTGCTCCTCCTGTGGACATCGATGGTATTCGTGAACCCGTTGCTGGTTCGCTCATGTATGGCAACAACATCATCTCTGGTGCTGTCGTCCCTAGTTCCAATGCAATTGGTCTTCACTTCTACCCCATTTGGGAAGCCGCATCCCTTGATGAATGGCTTTACAACGGTGGTCCTTTCCAACTCGTAGTCTTCCACTTCCTGATCGGCATCTATGCTTACATGGGTCGTGAGTGGGAACT